CCGCGAGCTGCAGCCGGTCGGCCAGCTGCCGGACGTTCACGGCGCGACCAGCCGGTGAGCCTGAGCCAGCGCCTTGACCTCGGGGAGCAGGTCCAGCGCCGTCAGGTCCACCCGGCTCTGGCCGTCGTCGATCGTCAGCCGGCCGGCCGTGCGGGTGTGCGCCAACCAGTGGCCCACCTGCATCACGATGGCCTGTGCCAGCGACCCGGGCAGCGTGGCCCAGCCCGCCGAGACGGTGACCTTGTTCGCCCGGAGCGCGGTGCTCCAGCCCGTGCCCGCCGAGTCGCGGAGTACGATGGCCCCAAGCACCGTGTCAAGGTCCCGGTCGCCACTCGCCACGGCCGTGGCGGCGCCGTAGGACCGCTCCGGGTCGATGTAGACCGAGGCCACAGAGATGACCGGCCGCACCGGCAGGAGCATCACCAGAGGGTCGCTGGGGTCGATGCCCATGAGGCCCGGGTACAGCGTGTAGGTCGCGGCCCCGAGCGTGCGGGTGCCCGCGTCCGGCAGCGGGAAGCGCATCCACTCGGCGAGCGCCGCATCGGCCCGGTCCACGAGGGTCCCGATGAGGGTGTCGTCGCCCGAGACGGCGCCGGTGAGCTGAGCCCGCACCGTGGCCGCGCTGATCACCGGCATGGGGCCCCCGTGGCGAGCATCACGAGCGCCCGGTGGCGCTCCTCCAGCGCGTGCCGCACCTCCGCCGAGAGGGACGGCGGCGCGGCAAAGAGCAGCGCCCCGAGCGCCCCGTCGAGGGCCCCCGAGGCGATGCGCCGGCAGACCTCGGACGGGTCGCCGGCCACAGACGGCAGAGCCCCCGCCACCGGCGAGCGCATGGCCCGGTCGATGACGGGGGCGGCGAGCATCAGGCGCGGACCGCTTCGATGAGCACGGTGACGGTGCCGGTGAGGGCGACACCGCTGCCGGACTTCGTGACGGCGACGTTGATGTGGGAGGCCCCCGCGCTGTGCGGGTACGCCTCCTCGTTGGCCAGCGTGAAGGCCAGCCCGGTGCCGGCGGTCAGGTTGCCGGTGCCGCCGCTGCCGGTGGTCTGCGTGGTGAACGAGCCCAGCGACTGCGACCCGACCTTGACGGCGCAGGTGGCGTAGTCGGTGTCCGACGCGGTCCGGTTGGTGTCGGGCACGAAGGTGGCGCCCACCACGGCGTACTTGGCGAAGGCGCCCACGGGCATCATCGCGTACACCGTCTCGGCGGTCCCGGCGGTGCTCTGGTCGAGCGGGAAGATGAGGGTCATGAACATCGGGTGCTCCGGGCCTCAGAGGTTGTAGAGGTAGCGGACCGTCTTCTGGCCCGACTTGCCGAGGTTCTGGTAGGTGCGGCGGTTGCGCGCCCGCAGGTAGCTGCCGCCGACGGTGATGTCCCGCTGGAGGTCCACCGAGGTCCCGACGCGCACGAAGCGGCGGTAGAGGCGCCGGTTGAAGAGCAGGGCGCCCGTCTTCGTGGTGGTCGAGTTGTCGAAGAGGCCGCTGGCGTTGAGGTCCGCGGTCATGGCGTCGGAGACGATGACCGGCACGCCGTAGATGCTGGCGACCTCGCCGCGCACGATGGGGCCGTTGCTGCCGTAGTCGGAGGCGCTGACGATGCCGGTCATGCTGACCAGCTTGGTCAGGTAGCCCTGCCAGCTGGTGACCATGACCACGTCGCCGCGGCCGCCGCGGGGGCCCTGCAGGCTGGCGATGTCGCTGGCCAGGGTGGTGGTCGAGAAGGTCGACCGGTCCACGCCGTGCGACTGGTCCAGCGACAGGGCGCGCAGGCCGAGCCAGGACTTGAGGTAGTGGTCGGCCGAGGCGGCCACCGAGCCGAACATGCCCGCGGGGTCCCAGGAGGCGAGGGCGTCCTGATGGGTCGCCGCCGTGTCGCCGTTGATCACGCAGAGCCGCTCGCCGATGGCCATGCTGCGGGTCATCGAGTCGCGGATGAAGGGGATGGCCGGGACGATGCTGTCCTCGGAGGCGTCCTCGTGCAGGAACACCATCACGGCCAGACCGCTGGCGGTGATGGTGAGCTTGTCGGTGCCCACCGACGACTTGTTGAACGCCGCGGGGTTGTCCCCGGTCTGCCCCACCAGCTTGTAGGGCACGGGGTAGGCCGTGCCCAGGGGCAGCTCGACGCTGTTCGAGGTGATGTTGGTCTCCTCGAACAGCGACAGCAGGCCGTCGGGGTCGTACTCCTCGACCTGCCACAGCGGGGTGGCGAGCAGCGGGGTCGGGATGAAGTCGCCGCCGGAGCCGGTCGCGGTGTCGAAGGCGCGCCGGATGCCCTCGGGGGCGCGGCGCCAGACGGCCTGGATGGCCTCGTAGGTGGGGCGGCACCCACCCTTCATGATGTCCTCGGAGCCGAGGGCGGCCGCGCCGTGGATGGCGGTGATGGCGAGGGTGTGGTCTTCGACGGCCTTCTGGAACTCGGCCTGCCACGGGTGGATGGGCTTGGAGTCGAGCAGGCCGGGGAGGCTGCGGGCACGAACGCGGGAGTCGGCCTTGTCGAAGGACCGGGCCACGATGCGGCCGTCGACCACGAACGCGGCGAGGTCGCGGTCGCTGCCGGACAGGTCGGGCGCGGCGGCCTTCTGCGCGGCCACGGTGCTGAGCGCCTGCTGCGCGGACTTGAGGTCCGCGGCCATGCGCTCGATGGTGACGGCCTTCTCGGCGTCGGACTTCTCCAGCGCGGCGAGCTTCTTGCCCTGGGTGGAGGCCCATGCGGCAAGCTCTTCGGGGGACGCGAACTGCGTCAGGTCAGCGGCCATGGGGGCCTCCTGGGATGTGGCCCGCGCGGGGCCGGGGGAACAGGTGCGCCAGCGGGTGCGCCGTCTCGGCGACGGCGGCGCGGATGGTCTGCGCCGGCGAGAGGGGGAGGGCGCGCTGCGCGTCGGCGAGGGCGTCCGGGTTCATCGGCATCGGCGTAAGGCTGCACTCCATGAGCACCGGCGCCATGTAGACCATGCCGCCGCGCTCATCGTAGAGCTCGGAGCCCTTGAGGTCCGGGCTGCCGCGCCACATCATCGCGCCGGGCCGGAAGCCGACGCTGACGGTGCGCAGGGTGCCAGCCCGAAGCTGCGCGGCCACGGTGACGCTCATCGGGTACGACTCGACTGGCCGCGGCTCCAGCGTGCCCCGCAGGGCGCCGTCGCGCACGGCCACGTCGCGCCAGACGCCCACGGCGGGCTCGTCGTAGCGGTGCGCCCAGAGGGCGACCGGGTTGCGCTGGAACTCCTCCAGCGCCCAGTCCTGCTGGACGATGTCCCGGGCCCGGTCGGGGGCCGCGCTGGACATCACGAAGCCGTAGCCGTCGGGCTTGTCGTCGTCGTCGTCGCCCTCCATCCGGGCCACCTGCACGAAGGCATTCCCGAGCAGCCGCTGGTCGGGAATGCCCAGCGCGTCGCCGATGGTGTGCAGCGTGGCCCAGTCGGCGCCGCGAGTCAGCACCTCGGGGATGTCCCGCTCTGACACGCGAGCAGCCTCGGCCATCGCGCCGAGAGCGCGGGCTGACCCCTGGGCGAGCTGCCGCAGCACGAGGCCGGGGGGCGCTGAGACGGCAGCGTAGGTGGTCATTCGGGGGGCCTCCGCACGCGCGGGACGAGGGTGCACCGGCAGTTGACGCTTAGCCCGGGCTGCGCGAACAGCGCCGGGCCGGGGGCCGTGGCGCCCACATAGCGCGGCCGGCCTCGATGCCCTCGGAGACCACGATGCCGACGCGCTCCCGGGTGTAGTCGGACACCTCGACCACCATCCGCCCGAGCTGCAGGTCAGCGGCCTGCACCACGGTCAGCGCGTCGTAGAGGGCGGCCCTGCCGAGAGCGGCAAGCTCCCGGCGCAGGGCCTCGCGGATGGCGGCCTCAAGCACCTCGCGGCCGAAGTCCTCCAGAAGCCGGGCCACCTCCTCAGGCCCGGCGAGGATGCGCTCCAAGTCCCCGGCCGTGAGCATCCGCTGCACCGACCGCTCGGCGGGGAGGGTGTCGGCCAGCCGCCGCTGGTACCTCCGCAGCTGCTCGCCCAGGAGCCGGCGCCACTCGCGGGCCAGCGCCCGGGCGTGCCGGTCAAGCGCGCGACGCCGGACGGCGGCCCCGTCAGCCATCGGGGAAGAGCTCGTCATCGCGCCGGAGCCGGCGGGCCCACGCTGCACCGGCGTCGCCGCCCCACAGCAGCCACGCGACGTAGAAGGGGCTCGGGTCCGTCGTAGACCCCCACCCCGGCTGGCGGCGGGCCTCCGTGGCGAGCGTGCCACCGAAGCGCGCAAACCACCTCACCAGCTTGCGGGCCAAGTCGTCCCCGATGGACCCCGAGGCCAGCGCCGAGGCCGTCCGCGCGCCCTCAGCGGTCCCACCGCGGTGCCCGGCCCGCCGGAGGTCCAGCCCCCGCCGGGCGGCCTTGCGGGCCCCCTGGGGCACGTCCCACGGCATCAGGCGCCCTCGCCGTCGAGAGCGTCGAGCACCATGCGCGCGAGGTCCTGCGCCTCCGTCAGCGCGTCGAGCTCGTCGGGGTCGTCAGGGTCGGCGGCAGAGATGACGGCGCGGGCCTGCGCGATGAGGTCGGCCGCGTCGTCAGGGGAGAGAGGGGCCCCGCCCGCCGCGTCCGCTGGAGCACCGGAGACGGGCGGGGCCGCTGAGTCGTCAGAAGTCGAGAGGGCTGGCGCGTCGGCGAAGCCCTCGTATGCGGCCGCGTCGTCGGGGTCGGCGCCGAGGCCCACCCATGCAGCGACGTTGGCGAGGCGCTCGGTGCGGTCGGGCTGGAGCTCCGGCACCCCGCCGAAGTCATGCGCGAGGCGCACCGCCGGGGACTCGCCGAGCA